GGTCCAGAACATGGGCTTGTCTTCGGGGGCAAGGAAGGACTCGAACTCTTCGTAGTATCGCTGCCAATCAAATTCATTCGGCGTGTTGATGAAATCGAAAGCGTCCACTGTGCCTCCCTATTGTCTGCCTCCCTTGTACCAGCCATCCCCCGTCAGGTTAAACGAGCAGGTCGCCGGTATGCGCTGCATCTCCTTGCCGCAGGGACAGGTTGTCTTGTCCTCGTAGCGGCAGCGCTGGGTGGTTTCGTGGCCGCATTCGCAGCGGAGTAGGTAGAGGGGCATTAGCTATACCTCAACGTGCTTCCAGTTTTTGCCAGAAAGGACAGCATATATCGCCCCGCTGGTGACCCCGTATTTCTCCGCTAGCCTATACCCAGGTAGAGAGGATCGCTTGATCTCCAAAACTGCGGCTTCTGTCAACTTACTGTTGTGAACGGCTTCGCCTCGTGTCTCAGTTCCGTCTCTCAATCTGTCAAGCGCGTTGTCCTTTTGCGTCCCTACCTCCAAATGCTTCGGGTTCACGCAGTTCTTGCTCCTGCAACGGTGCCGCACCACCAACCCATCAGGGATAGGCCCGACAAGAAGCTCATAAGCGAACCTGTGTGCTCTCACGCCCTTGTTGCCAATGGAATGGATCCCATAACCCTTCCCGTCAAGAATGTCGAACAGCCAGCAGTCGTTGGCTCCCCCTTTCTTAACGTGCGCCCAAAACCTTTCTTCTGGTGTGCCAGTCTCAACCTTTGTGAACTCAGGGTCGCCGTGCCTTAGTAGCCGCGTATAATGCTTTTTGCAAAGCCCCCTTGCCTGAATTTTCTCTTCGCACCCGTCAATAACGCACTTCTTAACAGTCCTTATCTCTAGGTGGTCTGGGTTGACACAATCACGGTTTTTGCATTTATGCACGACTGCCATGCCTTCTGGTATCGGGCCAACGTGCATTTCGTATGAAAGCCTATGCGCCTTGACAATTTTGTTGCGGCCCCTTGTGCGGTTGTTAAGGAAGCCATAACCGCGACTCTTGGCCCCGCGAAAAAACCAACAGCCAGTTTCTTCGCACTTTTCAACATGCGCCCAAAACCGATCTTCCAAAGAACCAGAGCCACGAACCTGCTTTGAGAAATGGGGATCGCCATATCGCTTGATTCTTGTATAATGTTTGGAACAATACCCTTTGGCGTGAACCTTATCGTTACACCCATCAACCTTGCATGTTTTCTTCATCTTTCCCCCGTTAGGAAAGCCGTATAAAATGAAGGGTGCCGGGGCCGATACGGTGTCAGCCTATTCCTCCGCTAAAAGTAGGCACCCTGTTAAACCACTACTATTTGAAAAAGCTTGTTGTGCTATCCATTGCGTCAAGTGACCAGCGAGCTCCACACTTGGAGCAAACCACCACTGCATTAACCCCATCCCTTCTGGCATCGCTCCACTTTGGGCCACAGTCGATGTGCCTTTCGCCCAGGCACCTAGCTGGCAGTTCCATCAACTTGAGCGGTTGCGGTAGCGGGCAGGGGGTTATCTGCATCGAGCCGCACCCAGCAGCCCATACCCAGCAATGTCGCGCCAGGGGGATTCACCGAAAGCGTCCTTGTCGGTGGCGATGCGAAACAGCTTGTCCAGCACCCGCACCACAGCAAGGGCATCGTCCATCTGCTCCGGTGCGATGCCGTCAGGGTAGAGGATTCGCATGACCTGACCGGCCTTGCCGAAGCTGCCGCCGTAAGACCTTTGTTTCTCATCGGTCAGTTTGCCTATCTCTGCGCCTAATTCCTCAAAGTCTCCGCCGCCATTAAGCTGCTCGTTCATTCTCCTAGTCCACTCTTTGCGCTTAATCTCCTCTGCGTTTGCCATCCTCTCCCCCCTTTTCCCCTCCGCAATAAAAACGCCCCGGCAACCGAAGCTGCCGAGGCATCACAGCACCCAGGAGGAGGGGAGGCGCTGCTAAACGTGATTTGGTTATTCTCCAAGGTCCAGCCAGCCGGTGATAGCGCCCACTGGCGGCAAAACACCAACTGCATGGATCACCTCGGCTTTATAGGGCGTTTCAAAGTCGCATTGCGTCAACTTAACAATGTTCTTCACCCATCCAACGGCGACCAAAAGAACAATAAACAGATACACAGCTACGATAGTTTTCATCTCTCCCCCAAAAAGGCAAGCCGCCCCGAAGGACGGCCCGGTGTGTTTTCGTCTGGCCGGATTCCCCACTCGGCTACCTACAGGTTATTGGCCTGGGACACCCCGACGCTTCCACGCCGCAGACGAAACTTGTTAACTGCTATCGCCGCCGTAGCGGGTCAAGACCGCTTCCCGGCTTGGCGGGTGAGGCTAATGGCCGCTGTCACGACCTCGTTACTCTGCCTGCATCATGGCAGGTAAGCTGGTTTTTATTGGCACCCCGTTGGCTCGTCCGCTACTCCTGCGCTATGGCCACTCTCGCAGTTTTGCTCAATTTGTCCGCTGCCTCCACACGGAGTAACATGGGCTCTATTTTTCTACGCCGAAGCTGGCGCAATGTGAGGCTAAAACAGCACCCCTTCTCAACCTTCGCGAAAGGTGCGGGGTGGCCTTGGTTGCCCAAGGACTTCAAGCCCGATACCCTGCCGCCTGTTTCCCCGTAATTTCGGGAGGCATGGGCGGCAGCGCAGAGCGGGAACGCTGATAAATGGTCGGGAGATGCGGAGTTCCGCCGCTTGTTATCGCTCCAACCGTCCAGAGGGTCACAGTGCCTAGGTTGCTCCCTGACCAGTTCGGCGGTCTGTCCGTCTGTTACGGCCTCCCGTTAAAAGAAAAGGGGCTGCATCTCTGCAACCCCTCTATTTACTACTCTCGCAATGTTATCGAAATATAGCACAACTAATCACTTTTTGTCAAGAAAACCTTAAAGCATATCAGGAAGTAGCGTTTTGCACAAAAAAAGCTAGGCCAGCTTCTGCGCGATAATCTCCCCCTCTTTTTCCAGCCCCCGGTCTTTAACGTGCCGCCAGAACCTCCGCACCGTCTTCTTCCGCCTCGCGCTCCGGCTCCATTCACCGTTGTATTCCGCGACAATCGCCGCTTTTTCTGCCGGGTCTTTCGGTAGGCACGCAAGGAAGTCCACCGCCCAATCGAGCCAAGAGTGGTTGCTCCCCCTCGCCGCCGTGACAAACAACGCCCCCTTACCCACCTTGCCGCCCTTGTCCACAAACTCGGCCAGTTCGTTCAGCTTGCGACTCATGCCACAGGCTGTTGCATGGTGGGCTGTTTCAAACACCTCTACCGCTGCCAGGAAAACTCTTTGCTTGTTTCGTTGTCTCCAGTTCATCAAGCCTCCTTGAGAAAAGAGTAAACTGCATCTGCGAAGCGGTCAGGTTGGATAAGTTCGTCTGGCAAGGACACGCCAACAGCCTCGGCAAAATCAATGCTCATTTCGTAACCGCACGAAACATTTGCTGACACAAGAAACTTCTTGAACCACTCTTGCTGCTGCGCCCACTCCCACAGCTTGCCGAAGCCCCGCCAAGATGAAAACGTATTGTTATGCTCTGTTCTATCGTAATCATTCCAACGCTCCGACCCCATCGCCTCGGTGAGAGACCTGTCTCTCATGTATCCTTCTTTCGATACCATTGCCCCAAGATTCTGATTCTATCCGGCATCTTCGCCATTGCCGACCTGACCTCCCCGCAATGCTGCATCAAAGTCACTTGGTCGATGAAGCGCCCCAAGCACCTCCAGCACCAGCACTGGTATCTGATTTTCTCAGGCTTACCGGCCATTGGGCGGATCCTCAAAGTCAGCGTAACTCAGGCAGGTCCGACACAAACAGGGGCCTTCATAATCATCAGGATGGGCATCAAGCATAGTGGTCATTTCAAAAAACTCATCTCTTTCACGCTCTACGCACCGCAGCCTCCGCACCTCTGCGGCGAGGGTTGATAAGCAACGACCAAGACGATAGGGCTTGAAGTCTTCGCCCGCCTCCCATCGTTCAGCCAGATCCATCGCCTTTGCTACTCTCATCTCGTCTACCGTCATTGGTTGTCCTCCTCTAAACAAGTGCGCTCAGTGCGTCTCTGGCGTCCTGCAAGCTATCTGCGGCCTTGTCGCACACCTCGGCCAAGCCTTCAAGTTCGGCTATGAGGCTATCGATTTTGTTTCGTTCTGCCTCAACGGCCATTTTCCGCTCCTCGATCTTTTCCATCCAACTGCGGATTTCTTTCTTCTTCATCCTCTTACCTCCTTGGCCTTGGCGTTTGCGTCCAGTATCCTCTTAAGCCCTCTCAGAGCATCGAGACCCAACCCCTTGTGGTTCCGGCCCCACTTAAATGCTGCGCCAATTTCCGCACAAATCTGGCCGGCTCCTTTTTCGTCTTCCCACTCCTGTTTGGATTCATAGAGCACCGATCTGGCGCCGTATTCTGTTTTTTCCCGCCAGTCACTCAGGTGATACACGGTGTCACGCCACGTTTTCCTCTCTACCCCACAGGTGAAATACTTTCGGCCCACCTTTTTAACCACACTCTCCGTCAGCACCTGCTCGCAGCCCCTTGTTGCGTTGCCCACGTTGAGGCTATATAGTATCTGCCCAACTTTCGGCTTGTCTTTCATCCTCTTCCCTCCTTGGCCTTGGCTTTCCTGAAATCGTAAATGTCTATTCCAGCCAGCTTTGCTTCCCTGTGCATCGACTCCGTTCCTCGACCTCCAGGAAACAGCGCAACCCCATCTGCATATTCTGCCATTTGCCGGTTTCGTATCGGGCCAGCGGCCTTGCCGTGCGTCTGCCAATCTGCCGAGAACCTCTTGACCGGATAGCCTCGATACCCTGCGTAACTTTCCCCGCTCGCATCTGCTCCAGTTGCCCCGCCGCTAACCACTTCTGTGATTTTCAGCGTGTCCAGTATCGCTATATCGCTGCTGGTAAGTCGGTAGTTTCTTCCACCTGCAATTATCAGCTTCATCGTCCTTCCCTCCTGTGCGCCTCGGCGCGTTGCCGTTCGTTGGCCCGTATCATTGAAGACCCCGCTTGCGGTAGTCTTCCCCCCCGACCAGATACCCGTCGCACATTTCGACGAGGCGCGACACGGCGGCTTCTCCTAGCTTGCTTTCCAGGGTCTTGAACTGGTCGTTGGTGGTGATGACGATCTTTTTGTAGTGCTCATATCTGTGGTTGATGATCGCGTAAAGTTTCTCCTGCACCCACTCGGTTGTCTTTTCTTTGCCGATGTCGTCAACCACCAGCAGGTCAGCGTTGCAAAATTTCTGCATGATTTCTGACTCGCTGTCGCCTTCCGCATTGTACGATCCGCGCAGCCGGCCAAGCAGGGCGGTGACGTTGCCGTACACGCAGGAGCGCCCGGTCTTGACAAGCTCGTTGACGATGGCGGCGGCAAGGTGGGTTTTGCCCGTACCGACCGGACCGGTTAAGATCATGCCGCGCCCCTTGGTTTCCTCTGCGCTGAAATCGGCCACGAAGGTTCTTGCAGCCTCATAGGCGCTGCGGTTTTTGGCCGTGACTTTGTAGGTGCCGAACACGCGGGACTTGAACCGCTCCCCCAGGTTGCTTTCTGCCAGCAGCCGCCGTGCGCTCTCCTTTCGTCTGGCTTCCTCGCGCTGCGCCTCTTCCTCCTGCCACTGGCGCTCTCGGTCCTCGCGTTCCTTTACGGCTCCTTCGCACTGGCAGAAGACCGGCACGGAAAGAAAGCCATCGCCGATAGTCTTCCGCACAAGCGGTTGCTGGCAGTGTTCGCAGTTATTTCCAGAAGCCACTGTATTCCGGTGACTCATCTCGCTGTTCTTTAACGGGCGGCTTTGCATGTCTCTCTCCTCCGCTGGGTTTGATTTCAAACAGCCCTTGCCATGAGTTGAAAACGGACTGATTCAAAACCTCGGATGGGTCGTGCCCCTTCTTCCGCAATGCGTCCAGCTTGCCTACTGCCAGGTCAACCGCTTTTGGCGTCATCGGCTTTTTAATTGTCTTCCGCATCTCCGTGTAGGCTTCCCAGGCATCCTTCGGTATCCATTCGGGGAGCTCAGCTTTCTTTTTCGCCAAGTCCCCCTTGGGGGATATAGGGGGTTTGTTTTTAAGGTCTTTACTTCTTTTACTTCTTCTACTTCTTAGGGTGTGTGCATTTGCTTGTGTATTTGCTTGTGTATTTGCTTGTGTATTTGCTTGTGTATCAGGTGTTACCTCGGCCTCCTCTTTCTCCTGATAAGTGGCCCAATTCGTTAAGGAAATGAAGGTTCCGTGACTGTTACTCAGGAGAAATATCGCCCCTTCCGTTTCCAGCCACCCCAAAACCGCCTTGATCGTCCTCGGATTCGGCACCTTTTCCGTGCCGTTTTCGGTCCACGAAACACCCTCCGCGATGTTCCGCACACTGGTCAGAATTTGCCCCGGTCGCGTCCAGATTCCATACCGCCGCCGGGTCGGAAATAGAGTCGTCTTGTGCTCCACTTTGTAGCGCAGCCACAAAAAGACCCGGTGGTATAACGGCGGCATATCCCAGATGCTTGACCGGACCTCCTTTCGCCACGCTTTCGTCCATCCTGCCATTACCCCTCCCTTGCATCCCTGCCCTGTCCTGCTAGTCTGTTAGTGGCGTCTGGCGGGTGCGCCAAGTCCGGCCCCGTAGCCCGCCGCTACACCGCCTCCCTCTGCCTTTCCGTCAGCCGCCGCTTGCCCGTATTCCCCCACTTGTTAAAATCCCGGCAGTGCTTGCCCGTTATGTAACAGTAAGCCAGCACCAGGGGCGGGCAGTCGTGGCAGGGCGGTAGCTGGTCGTGGGCTCGGTATTTCTTGGCCAACTGGTAGCCGATCACCTTGTCCTCCTCTACCCACTCGGCCTTGATCCGCTCGGCCTCCTTGTCGGGCAGGGAGAAGTCTTCGTGGCGCAGCAGATCGAGCATTTCGCCCCGTCCGGTGGGCTTGCGTTGTCCGTTCAGCAGCAGCCTTTGCTGGCTGCGGAAATAGTCAAGCTGGTTGTGCGCCATGTCGCCTCCTCAAAAAATGTTTTCTAAAACACCCTCAGTCAGAACGGAATGTCGTCGTCGGGGTTGAACTGGTTGTTGTCTATGCTGCCAGAAGGCCCCTGCTGGCTCTGTGTGGGACAATCCTGCTGCGGTGCTTGCCCTTCCCCTTTGGAGCCGAGCATCTGCATTTCATTGGCGACGATTTCGGTGGTGTAGCGGGTGTTGCCGTCGCGGTCCTCCCACTTGCGGGTCTGCAACTTGCCCTCGATATAAATCTGCTTGCCCTTGACCAGATACTTGCCGCAGATTTCGGCCAACTGCCGCCAGCAAGAAATGTTTACATATTCAACCTTTTCCTGTTGGTTGCCATCGCGGTCCTTGAACCGTTCATTGCAGGCGATGGAGAAGTTACAGACTGCTGTTCCCGATGCGGTGTACCTAAGTTCAGGGTCTTTGGTCAGGTTGCCGATGCCGATCCACTTGTTTACGCTCATGCTACATGCCTCCATGTTTTGTTTTTTAAAACGCAGCTTATGGCCGTTTGTGTCACGCCAAACCTGTCAGCAAGATCGTATTGCGTCGCCTTTCCCGCAGCATAATCTCGTCTTATTTCCTTTACCGCTTCTGCTGTGAGTTTTGCGTTGTAGTTCCTTTCACCTTTTGCCCTGTTTTTATGGAAACCACCCCGGTTCTTAAGAACCATATCTGTGGTGTTGGCCTTGTGTGTACCGAGGACAAGGTGATTTGGGTTGCAACAAGAAGGGTTGTCGCAAACGTGCATCACTACATACCCTTTCGGGATTTCAAAGTTGCATAACTCCCACGCTACCCTATGGGCTTTTAGGTACTTGCCGTTAATTGCTAGATTTCCGTACCCGGTTGGCGTTTTCGCTCCAAGCCAAGGCCAGCACTCCTTGTTGCTGTCTCTCACATCAATCTTCGACCAGAAAGCTTTGATTTGATGCTCGTCCATCTATTCTCCTTTGATTCGTTCCAGTGGTTGTGCATAACCAGGCTCTTAACGCGGACCGGCTGCGCCCTCCGCTTGCTTGAGTAGTTTGTGAAGTTCTGCCGCTAACTGGTCGATTTCTTTATGGTTGTTGAGGTAGATAGCGTTTTCGTTTTCGACCTGGCCGCAGTTGTGCGCCTCCAGGACCAGGTAGGGTCCGCCGCCCTCGTCCTCGATGCGGGCTTTGACGCCGAACCTGGGAAATATGGTGCGTTCCTTTTCCAGCGGCATGATGATCTCCGTTATTATGGGCTGCACTGTTCTGCTCCTTTGATTCGTTTCAGTAGGTTGCCGAGTTTGCAGTCTGCGTCATGGCCATGAAATCCATCTTTGGCAGCAACACAAATCGGGCAGTAATCTGGGTTTTCGTGGTACGCCCCGCTCCACTCCGACTCCTCCAGCATGGCGAGCATGTCAGGTGCAGCGGCGATGAGGCGGGCATCTTCATGGCTGGTGGTACAGATGCATTTGTTTCCGCACATTACACAGATGTCAGCGTTCTCTGGCTTGTATCCGCTTTTATCTACCTCCCACGGTCCCGGTGTATGTTTCATCCCTTCCCCCTTATCTCTAGAAATCGTTGAGGTCGATACGCCCATCTTCGGGGTAGTCATAGAAATAGGCGATTTTATATTTCCTGCCATCTACCACCTTTTCAGAAACAACAAGTTCAGCCTCAAGTATTTCTTCTGGCTCACCATCTGGCGCATGTGCTATTTCAAGGCCGACAAATCTTGCTAAGGCCCTTATCTCCTTGCCTGTTAAAATCATCCCTTCCCCCTTATCGTCTCTGCCAGCCGGTCGAGCTTGGCGTTTAAAGCGGCGTTGAACAGTTCGCGGCCAACCGCCTCTATCATCTGCTGGTTCATAATCCAGTTGTCGGCCAACTCTTCGGCCAGCTTCTCCTTGCCTACCCTGCCACGCTTGTAGTGTTTGACAGCTACGGTCCATTCGGCGCATTCCTCCACCGACATTTCCATTTGTGCTTCTTCGCCGTACTTGGCAAGGGCTTGCTGGTAGATGGTTCCTTTGGGTCTATACTCAACACACTTGTTTGTGTCTTGCGGGTATACTGGACAGCTCACATCTGCCTTCTTGCACGTTTTGCAAATACTCAAACTCTCCTCCTCCATATCGTAGCGTTAAGCTAGTTCAATAACGATTTCAGTACGCGGTTGCTCGTCGTATTGCTTCCGCGCTACCATTTCGCAAACCTGTGAATCATCCCCCCATGCCGCACCGTTCAAGCAGTCCTTGGCAAACTTGACTAAATTATCAAGGTCCGGCTTTTTGATATGGGCGTTCTCGCCGTCAAGGATGGCCCGTCGTGCCTTTTTCGTTGTGGACTTAGGGATAGGCATGTAGAAACGGAACGATGCTTTCAGCGGCCCGCCTAGCGTGTCTTTGATCTGCTGCCCCGCCTCCCACAACCAGCGACCTTCTTCTGTTTCCTGTGCGTTGTAGGTCCGCACCCCTTTGCCGATGCGGGCGAAGCGTGGCCGCTTTTTGGCGATTGGCGCACCTTTTACGATGATCAACAATGCTGTCTCCTTCCTCTGGCGCTGGGGGTCATGCGGCCCTCCACAAAAACCCCATCAACAACTTGATCTGCTCGTCCTTGTCTTCGATGGCTTGCTGCTGCCGCGCTGAGTCGTTGGCGAGATCGGCTACAATTTGTTGCAGCATGGCGCGGCTGTCTTTGAGGGCTTCGTTGACGGATTCCAGGGCGGCTATCTTGTCTTGTTGGCACATTTACACGTACCTCCACTCTTTGATTGTCTCTATCGGAATGCTCAACGGTGCGGGAGTGTGGCAAACAAAGTTACCGCCAATGACGTGACCTCCTCGCAGAACTCCACCTATAACGGCCTCGGCAGGCTTTCTTTCCATCATCCCTCCCACTTCTGCCGAGGGGCAAGGTAGGTGTCCCGCTCCCGCCAATGGCGCTTGGGGTTCGGCGGCAGGTAGTTCAAAACTTCCGGCATCTGGTAATAGTAGATATGCCCTTTGCGCTCACAGTTGACCGTAAAACCATTATCTCGTAGCTCTGCGGCAATGGAATTGATAGCGCATTGGCCGGTGGCTTGGATAATGTCCATCGTGCTGTGTTTCAGCCCATCGCTGAGGTAGTTCTTGACCCGCTGCAATCGCGGGGAGGTGTCAATCCGTGCTGCGTTCATGGTCCCTCCTGAAAAGATCCGCGCCCGGCTGTGCTGAAATCAACGGGTTGTTGAACCGGGGGCGCGGGGTGATTAGTGTGCCGCTATCATGGCGAAGAATATCTCGTAAGCTACTTGCGGGACGATGGAGTTGCCGAGGGCTTTAATTCGGTGTATCCGGTCGGGTATCCCATTATCCACTCGCAAAGCTCTGGGTTGAGTTGCGCCCCAGTAACCCCCAGGATGTTTGTCAGCCCCTGCTGTTTTGAGTTCGGCCCCCGGCCCTTCCACTCGCAAGCCGTCACGGTAGGCAACAACCCAAACCCGGTCCCTTCTGTGCGGGGCGTCTTTGGCACAAGCCGGAATAACAAGCGCCTGCCCGGTGTAGCCGATGTCTTCCAAGTCAGAAAGCACTTGGTCGAGGCCCATGCTGATGTGCCCAGCAACATTTTCACCAAGGAACCAAGCGGGCCGGAGTTCCTGCAATAGGCGATGCACCTCCGGCCAGAGGTGGCGGTCATCTTCTTCGCCTCTGCGCTCCCCGGCGAGGGAAAAAGGCTGGCATGGGTATCCGCCGCAAACAATGTCAACTGGCCCAACGTCTTTTCCCTTCAAAGTTCTCACGTCCTCAAAGATCGGCACGTCCGGCCAGTGCTTTTGCAGCACCTTCTGGCAGAACGGCTCAATCTCGCAAAACGCCACGGTTTCGATTTGGCCCGTCCAGTGAGCAGCGAGGGAGAATCCGCCGATGCCGCTGAAAAGGTCGAGCATCTTGAGTTTCATCGTTCCGCCTCCGCTAAGCGGCCAGGGCATAAGCAAGGCCGTCTGCCCGCGCCTCCCTGAACGCATCGTTCCAACCTCTGGCGGTTGCGCCGGACCTCTCCAGCAGGCCCATCAGATCGCAGGAGCAATAGCGGTTGCGGGTGATAAGGCGCTTTATCTCGGCGACTAGCTCGCTGTGTGGCATGTTCCCTCCTATTTCAGAATCTTGCGCTCAATGCGGTTGATGATGGTTTCAAAGCGGGCGCGGCTGAATAGCTCATTCATCACGTCCCAGCTAAAAGGCCAGTGGTCGGGGCGGTCGAATATCGCGTGACAATGGCTACACATATCGGCCGCGTTATGGTCGCTTGCCTTCGTTGCCATCCCTGCGCCGTTTTCATGCGCAAGGACGGTGGTTGCCGTGTCGTTCCGGCATCCCGGCAGGCGCATGGTGCAGTTCTGGTCGCGGGCAGCGTCCCGGTATTTTTTGGATTTCCAGCGGGTAGGCTTCGGGAAGGCAATCATGCGGCCTCCTGTCCCGGTTGCGGCAGATACAGACCCAGGCTGTCGATGCAGTAGCGGTCAATGGCGTCCAGGTATGCGGCCATTTCTGCCGTGTTCAGTTTGGTGGTGGTGCGTCTGCAAGGGATAGCCTCGCCGTCAATCTCGACAATTCGCGCAGGTAGAAACTTCGCCTTGAACCATTCGGCCAGTTCTTCGGCTGAGAAGATTTTCCCGGTGCTGTCGGCAATGTGCATTCGGATGATGTCCAACCATTTCCAATACAAATTGTTTTGCTGGAGACTTCGGCTAGACTTGTGCGGCTTTATCGCCACCTCCATGCCCAGCGGCAGTTCCCGCACAGCGGCCAGGGCGCGGTCACGGATGGATTCGTTCTGGACGATGAATTTACGCTTCAACTTCCAGCCTCCTTGTCCCGGTGATCGCCACGTTGACCTTGTAAAGCACCTCGGCCCGCCTCATAGCGTCCTGCTCGTCAAACGCCTGAACGGTCATAACGTAGCCATCGGCAAATTCAATTTGATAGGTGTTCAACGTGCCCTCCTTAAATCGCTCGTGCGTTCATGCAGGCCGCATGTGCGTCTTCTGGTGAAATGGCATCGTTACCGTTAGGCGTCTCGCAAACCGAGCCACACAAAAGCACTGCCTCCGCACAGGCATGGCGAGTGTTTCGATCCTGCTTCTTCATCGCTGAGGCAATTACCCCCCAAATCTCGGAGCGGTAGCCGTGGAAGTCTTCACCGGTCAATTCAGACAGCCGGTCGATGGCCTCGTTGATGATTTCGTCTTTTGTTTTCAATGTGCCCTCCCTTGGCCGATCAGTAAGCGATGCGGATATGGTCAATAAGGCCTTTTGCAATGAGGGTGACGGCTTCCTTCGCCTGCTCTTTGCTAAGTCCGTTCTTGACGAAAGCCGCCACTGCCTCGTTGTTGATTTTCTTCTTGTGCGCCACATCTGCCTGGCGGGCTTCTTCTTCGGCCTTCTGTTTGGCTTCTGCTGCGAGGCGTTCCCGCTCAACCCGTTCAGCTTCTTCCCTAGCTTTGCGCTCGGCTTCCTTGACCGCCACTTCCTGCTCAACCTTGGCCCGTTCTTCGGCGGCGATGCGGTCACGTTCCGCCTTCGCTGCGGCCTCCTGGGCTTCGCGCTCCTTGCGTTCCGCTTCTAGCACCTTGGCCTGCGCCTCTTCTTCGGCTTGTGCGCGGGCGGCTTCGGCTGCTTCCTGCTTCATTTGTTCTTCACGCTTAAGCCGGGCCGCTTCTTCCTGCTGTCGCCGCTCCTCTGCCAGCCGTTCCTCCGCCAGCCGGGCAAGCTCCGCCTCCTTGGCTTCAATTTCTTTCTGCCGCAGCCACAAAGCGTGTTCGGCGCGGGCGGCTTCTTCGGCATCGGCCGATTCTTTGGCGAGTCGTGCAGCTTCGGCCTTCGCTTCTTCGGCGGCTTCCCAATCGGTCAGAGGTTGCCGTACTCGGTCCCGCAGGGCGTCCAGAAACTCCCTTGCCGTCTTGCGCGATTGGTCTACCGATTTCGCCTTAGTCTTCCAGTCGGTCACAAGGTCTTTGCCGAACTTGTCCAGCAGGGTTTTTGATTGCGACACCTTATAGGCCAGCGAGGCGATTTCCTTACGACCCTTGGCTGTATCCAGGACCGGCTCATGTCCCGTCACTTTGTCTTCAATATCCTTCAAAAGCAGGTCGATGCCGCCCTTGGTGAAAACTTCAATAGGCATCAACGTGTCAACGGGTATCAGTTCCATCGTTTCGCTCATTTCATCCCTCCCTTTTAAATGTCCCCTCCCCACACTATGCAGGGAGGGGGTGCCAGCCCACACAGGCATGTAGCTGGCGTGACTATTCGTCGTGGCTGCGCTCGCCGTCCTCGATAAGAGGAGCGCCGCAGCAATTGGAAAGCCAGTCGGCGGTATAGTTCACCCACTCAGGCTTGATCAACAGATACCCGCCTTCCTTGTGGTAAATCTCGCACGGCTCTTTGCACTTGCTGCATCTTCCGATCATGGTGGGCCTCCTCTTGGATTGGCGAGTTGGTTAATGACTTCTTCCACTTCGGCCAAGAGGCTTTCCACTGCGGCCACAATGTCTTTCGTCAATTCCTCGTCCCGCTCCACCCGCACAACGAAAAGCTGCATGTCAATCGGCATTCGCGGATCGTAGCTGACAAAATCGCACCACTTGCGGCCTGTGCATTCCATCTGCCACTGCATCTGTTTAATGTGTTTGGCAGGGGCCTTACCGTTCAGCAAATAACCAAGGTGGGTTGCCGTGTTCGGGCATTTAATTTCAATTAGCCCGTCTTCCCCGATCAGTCCGTCAGGCGATGCCCCGCTCATGGGGAGGGTCGGATGATCGACAAACCCGATCTCTGCCACGCTGTTGCCAGCGACAAACTCGTAAGAGTCTCTAGCGTCCGGTTCGTGTTCTGTGCCCCAGGCCATCGCCCCGTTAACATAAGTTTCGACGGGCTGGCCGGTCAGCCGCTCAACGACAAGCTGCGCCCGGTAGTCCTTGCGCCCTGCCGCCTCTTTGCCCGACTTGAGGGTGGCCATCACATCGTTGATCTTGGAGGCCGTGACCTTGCCCAAACGAGCCGCGAACCATTCGTCAGATCGTTGCTTCATCATTTCCTCCGTTTGGCTTCCAGCGCCCTGACCGCTGCAACGTAGTCCTTGGCCTTGATGCTCGGCAGCTCGTTGACCTTCATAAAGGTGCAGAACTTGTTTACGTCCGTGCCGGTTTCAGCAATCAGAGCGTCAACGTTGGCCAACTGCTCGTCGTTCAAAACTGGTTCTCCGCTGCCTCCCCCGTCATCGTCCATTTCCCGGCTGGCAAGCCCCAAGATCGCGTAGAGGGTGTACCGCTCCAGATAGGCCACCGTTGACCCGATCGCCTGGATGGAGTTCTTCTGCCCGGTTTTGTCCGGTTCCGCCGACAGGGTGGTTGATTCGGAGTGCCCCATCCGGTGCGTCACGGTGCATTCAACCGCAATCAAACTGCCGTCCTGTTTGGTCTTCCACTGGTGAGACAGACCGTGCTTCGACAGCAGAGGCTTGATGGCCTCGATGGTTTCCGCAAGACCGGCATACTTGGTATTGTGCCCCTTGCGGCTCCGATTGATGGTCGGCGCTTCATCGCGAAAGGCGGACATAGCTTGGTTGAAAGCCTTAAGGGATTCTCTCGCCTCATACCGCTCTTGCAGATCCATAAGCTGCTGCATCTGCTCGATGCTGGCCCCGCTGGATTGTGCCGCTTGTAGCAACCCCATCGGGGTCACTGGCGCTTCGTTCTTAACCGCAAGCTCGTTGCTCATCGTCTTCCTCCTCCCGTTTGTCGTAAGCCCGCCGCTCCATTTCGTCTTCGGCCACGGCGATGTCGTTTTCTTCCCGCTCCTGCCAACCGTCATCCGGCCAGCGCATCACGCCACCTCTTCAACCGGTGCTTGATTTTCCTTGGGTTCGCCCTTCATCATCATTCCCAACTGGATAAAGGCGAGGTCCCAATTGATCTGGTGGTCGGTGTGCCCAACCTCGGCAATGTAGAGTTGGCAACGGGGTTTTGCCTCGCCGTCACTGTGGGTAAATTCGCTGTATTCAAGGCAGTGAATCTTCGTGCCTGCCATTTCCTTAAGCCGCTTTTTCGCTTCGCTGAAAGTCATGGTTTCCTCCTCCAAGGATTTGTGCCGCCTCTGCCGGGAAATACTCAACAAGGCAGCGGTTACAAATGCCGTGTGTCTCGCCTTCTCCCTCCCCTGTTTCCCCCATGTCCGCATCGCACCAGCTGCACACTCGCGTCACTTAACCACCCGCTGGGCGACCTGCTGCGGCGGTTCCGGTAGCGCATACTCAATCGCCACCAGTGCAACCGCTGTAAAGATCAAGGCGCACAGCAGGGCGGCGAAGGCTTCCGATTTGACCGCTGCGAACAGGCAGGCTTTCTTGGTGGACATCATCAGACGGCCTCCTTTTTCCGGCTCTCAACAAAGGCCGTAATGTCGCCCTCGGTAAACCTGCGGGACCGGCCAATGCGCCGATAGCTGATAGCCCCATTGCTGCACCACATTGCCAAGGTGTGTTTTGACACGCTGAGCAGATCAACCACTTCTTGTGTCGTATAGAGTTTTTCCATGTGCTCACCTCCCCAATAATCCAAGTTTTTGTTGCGCTGTGCTAAACAAATACCAATTTATTATTGGCTAGTCAAGGGCAAATCCAACTTTTTATGGGCTTTTCACAGCTATTGCCCAACTAAAAGTTTTTATCAGCCAAAAAACCTAGCATTTTAAATAGGTTGACGGAGCAGGGGAAAATTGCTTTGTTGGCACTAAAAGGAGGGCGCTATAATGGAAGAGATGAAAACACTAGGAGAACGGATAAGATATATCCGCAAACTACAGGATTTGACCCAGGAGGCTCTAGGTGACCACCTAGGGCGGACTTCTGCCGCCGTTGGGGCATGGGAAGCTGGAACAAACGACCCCAAGATTCCAGAATTGGTCAAGATTGCCAAACTGGGGGAAACGTCTATAGATTGGCTCTGTACCGGCTCAAAGGCCAATGAGAGTGAACCAATCAGCGAAGCGGCCCTAGAGATCGCCCGCCTGTTTGACGGTTGTTCCCAGAAACACCAAATGGCAATTTTCACCTCCTTGTCGAGTTGTTACCGGGACTCTCAAAAGAAGGGTTGACAAACCGTAATGCACCGCACAAAATAGCGCCCGGCTTCTTTTTTTAATGTGTTTTGGGAGGGAGTGGGTGCATGGACGTACCGGTAAGGCTGGTGAAGGAGTGGTTTTGCGCGTTGCCGAAGAAGGAGCAGCGGGCGCTGTTTAACATCGCAAGGGCTTTATATGAAAACACCGAAAAAGCTACCCAAAGGAATTTTTCGGAAGTACGTCTGCCCGAGTTGCCGCCCCACGGTATACCGCCGCGATCCAGGTCCTTGCCCCAAGTGCGGTTCGCCGCTAAAAAAAGGGCCGCTGGCCATTCAGTACAATTGCCGGGGCGGCAGGAAAACCGAAAACGTTAAAGACAGCAACTCCATCAAGTATGCACAAGCCCTCCTCGCCAAGCGCCAAGCTCAGGCCGGGGAGGGTTTTGTTTTGCCTGCGAAGATGACGTGGGCGGACCTGGCCGATGAATGGTTGGACTTGGAGGCGTGCAAGCATGAGGACGGCGGCGAGCGGATGCGCTACGCAGTAAAGCGCCTAAAGAAATATTTCGGCAAGTTGCCTATCGGAAAGATGGTGCGGAAGGACTTGCTGGGATACGTTAAGGAAAGGCGGGAAGAGGTCAAGTCCGCAACTCTCGCCAAGGAAGTGCGGACATTCCGGCAAATTTGGAAGCACGGCAAAGCAAGTGATTATGTCGGCGGCAATCCGTGGGAGGGGGTCAAGGTTTCCGAGGGACTGCCGCCCATCAAAAGCCCGCTGACAGAAGAAGAGGGAGAACGCCTTTTTGACGCCCTGCCCCGCCAATCAAGGCCCTTGTATCGGTTTCTGATTTTAACGGGCTGTAGGGGCAAAGAGGCCCGCTTCCTGCTGAAAAAAGACGTTGACCTGAAACTGCGGATTGTTTGGGTTCGCGGCAAGACCCAGGAAAGCGAAGAAGACCTGCAAGCGGTCCACCTGGATGACGAAGCCGTGGAGATCGTGGAAGAGGCATTGGCAGCGAAGCGCAACCAGACCGACTACCTGTTCCCAAACCTAAAAACACAGAAGCCCTACGTCAATATCAAGAGTACGTTTAACCGCGCTGTTGTCCGTGCCGGACTAAAGGGAAAAGTCCAGGGTCCGCACGATCTGCGCCACCTGTTCGTGTCCTATCTCATCATGGGCGATGTCCACCCCATCACCGCCGCCACCCTGAGCCGCCACAAAGACCTGCGGATGCTCAAGCGCTATTCCCACCTCGCCTCCGACCATCTGCAAGCCGCCCTAAAATCGAAAAAAAAGTGCAACTAAAATGCAACTACAGAAAAAGGGGCTACGACTTAATGCCGTAACCCCTTGAATTTACTGGTGGGCGTTACTGGGTTCGAACCAGTGACCCCTGCCGTGTGAAGGCAGGACGGGACCCCTTTGCAACTCGTTGATTTTGCGCTATTTCCCAATAATTCCGGCATGTTCCAGATTATGCAAGAATGTGAATAGTTGCGGCCAATAGTGGCTTTTTGCGGTAGGTAGTGCAACTATTTTGCAACTATTCCCCACCTCACCGCCAGCACATCGGCAGCAGTGGCCGCTGCGTTGGCCTGCGCCTCCAACTCCCACTTGTGCTGATAGAGCCCTTGTCCGTACTGGTACATCTCTTGAATCACAATATCCCGCAACTGCGCAACGGTCACCTCATGATTGGCGTTGTCGGCCCCCCGGATCGTGACCTTTGTGCTGTCCGCCATGCCCGCTGCCTGGCACAACCGCAGCAGCCGCTCCATATTGCCCACATCGTCATGCCTAGCGCTGCGACGGCAGTCGATGGGCCAGCCGATCGAGAGGGTCACTCTTCCGGTCGGCAGGGCTGCTTTGGACCTTGCCTTGATCTGCATGAGCTTAGCCTGCCGGGCCAGATCGATGTCTAGGTCCGACACCGGCCTGCGCTCGCCCAATGTTGGCACAATCCCGTCAGCGTCAGGCTCAGGGGCAACTAGGTAAGAATACTGAGTCTCAAGCTCAAGGATACGAGCATCCCTAATATCATTCGAAGAGTAACCCTCAGTGATAACCTCAAGAGTTTCAGGGTCAACTACAGGTGCAACGTCAGGGGCATCTTCTTGATTCAAAAGCTCTTGATACTCTTCTTCAATCTCAAAGTAAGGAGCTAGAGCTTCACCCATAAGGTAACTCTCAATGAACATATCAATGACAGCAGCAGGCTTCTGCTTCTCGATTACCCGCTGTACATCTTCTAAGGTTTTATAAATCATATTATGCAGTGTCTCCTACGAAGAACGGTAGCTCGATACGCTTCTGGCCAATCTTGACCGTGTTCGCATTGTCATCTGTCGTGGTCGATTCATTGTCTATAACATTGAACTTAGAATCATCACCCCAATCTACATCATAAATCATCTCTTTATAGAGTAACCGGAGATAAGCCTTGCCGTCCTCTCTAGTGAGATACGGAAGGACTTTGACGGTGGGACTGTCTGTGTCTCCAGGTACGAGGAGAGTATGTGCCGGAGCCTTGTCTGCTGCATCATTCATAATATTCGATGGGGGCTTCAGTCCATAGGATGTTATAGGTGTACCTGTCAAGTTGTGGGGGCCTACTATACTGGTAGCTACTTTATCGAGCAGATGCGTTACCAGTAAGCCACCATAGTTTGTGTGAGTTGCAGCACTCACATACACATCCCCCAATGCCAACACTTCAGCATTACTTGCAAGTTCCATTGGGGAGGCTTCGGTGGTGTAGAAGAGCATGATGATACGCCCTGTCGGTTGGTCAGACGTAATACTGTTGGAAGTTCCCTCAATGACATTCCAGAACGAGGGAGTACCTACGGCCCACGTAGCACCGAGGTCGTTAGATACAAGTGCAAGCTTGTAACTCTTTACTTTCCGAGACATCTTAAATGCCTTACTCGTCCCATCAGGAATCAGCGAGTTCCCTCCCTCACCTACCAGTAGAGGATTCCCGAACAGTTGATTGCCCGCGACCTTCCAGCTTGTTGGGTAGTTCGCAGGGTCGCCAATGATGTCACATTGCAGCATGTCGAGACTCCTTAAGTGTGTAATACTGTTCTTTAGTGCAATTATTACCGAACTTTAAATGAAACTCCATGTGGCAGTTAGCACAAAGGCAAACGCCATTATTCAAGTCCGTCTCCTCGTTAGGGTTGCTGCTTTTTGCATTAAGATGATGCGCCACCAAAGCTGTGCCATCGTACCCGCAATAATCGCAGGCCCCCACCGCTACTATCTGTCTTTTCCAATAATTAATCCCGCCACCATTCCAAGCGGGGTTATCCTCACCTTTAAACCTATTGTTTGGGTTTCCGTAGTTGGGATGTTCTTCTTTCTCAAGCGAAGCTGCCCAACATTTGCGACACAGTTTCGACGTGCTCTTATGGGCTTTAGGCCCGCCGCAACGCTCGCAGACTTTAAGATGGTCTTTTCTCAGATGACGCATTGCGCGAACTTGAGCACATTCTTTACAATATACTGACTGCCCTTGAGTTATCTTGCTCCAGCGCCTTTCAAACTTCTTGCCGCAGTCAGGACACTTAAACTCAAGATAATCATTCGCATGACGATATACGGTCGATACTAAAATCCCTCCGCAATTCTCTATATAATTTTTGACTTTATGTATGGTCCATTTTATTCGCGCCAATTATTTACTCCAATAGTCTCTAGGGCCAGACAAGCAAAAGACATCTCCGGTAGCGGTGGAGGCAAAGGTGCTTCCGGGGCTAGCTTCAAAGTCAACATAGTCCGCAGACACAGCCGTCACCATAGCCTTTTTCGGGGTGCCGCTTTGGATAACTTGCAGGGTATCACCAATAGCAGTATAAGAACCGATACCAGTATAATTCAATCTGGTTGTGGTGCCTGCCGATATTGGGTTTTGTGCCGCAAGCACAGTCTTGTTGCTCTTCTCCCACCCTCTAGTCTCACCAGCGACAGTCTTATTGAACTCCCGCTCAAGACATCTCTTGAAGTCTGTTACTTTATGAGAACTATTGCGGAGGTCTTTAACGTCATGCTCGTAGATGGCATCGTAGTAGAGCCCATCGGGGCGGCCTGAGACACCAGATGCAATACTGCCCCCACTCGCATAGGTAAAGCAGTTTTCAACCACATCGCCAGTTTTAATCACAGCCTTTTCATCGACGGTTAATTGATACCAGAATTTGGCGGTCCCACTGCCTCCCTCACCAACAGGGATGAGGAATTTAGCCGAACCGTTGGAATTCATCCCGCTCGCAGTCGTGCCGGTCCATCCCTCGTTAAGAAAAGCCCCCATATTCCGGCGCTGGTCCAGAGCGATAGGGATAACGAAGCAGAGGCCGTTGTGGGCAGTAGATATATCCTTTCCACCGCCAGAATTTAATGCTACATAAGTCCCACAAGTGTCCTCAAACTCCTCTGCTACTGTAGCTTTAGTATTCCAGTAGTTAGAGGAGCCATCATTGTAAACACCCACATCACTAAGGATACTGACACGTTTACCTTTAGCTTTTAACCGCTCGTTAGATGAATCTCCATAATAAGCCACGCTTGAGATAGTAGCTTTAAAAGGGTTTCCCCAATCACTCCCCAAACCCTCAACAACCCTCACCCTGTACCTCACCTGCACAATCTTATTATCAGGCGTGTAGTAGAGGTTATTCTCAGGGTCAGACGCAAAGCTCCTCTTCTGAGCCTCCGTCATAGTAGACCAGACGATACCTTTACCAATCAAGTCATTAGCAGACTGCCAGTTGCCGAAGAGGCTGTAGGTTCCATAACCAGTGAAGGCTCCATTAGCACAAGTCAGGGAGGTGCCATCAGGACAACTATAGGAGGTTGCACCGAACTGAGTGTTGCCGTAAGGATAAACAAAGTCTTTCTCGCTGATATCCTCATGAAAACACTCAAGGAACACTAGGTCTTGTCTATCGAGGAGACTTGAAGTGGCAGGAGCATCGGGAAGAAGAACCCTTGTTTGGGCAGCATTGTTTGTTACATCCCTATCAACCCTAACGATGTAACCGTTTACACATACATACGGGGCTTCTGTTTTACTAACCCCTGTTGGACTCTGGCCATCACCAAGGACAAAAGTGTTAGGGTTTCCCGCATGCTGCCACATACCCTCATTAATATTAGGATAAGAAGCGCTACTAAAATGATTTCCCCACTCAACAAAGCCAGACCCGGCGTAATCATCCCTACGCTTCGCAGCGAGAGCTTCGAAATGGGCTTCGGAGGGGAGGCAATCACGAAGGATGGAGGCATCTTCCAGTGCATCCGCCTCGGCCTCGGTGTAATACCGGTCGTCGTGGGTGTGGGTAGAGGGAGACGCGCCGAGCGCGGCGGGCGTGATAGTCACTCTCTTGCTGCCACCACCAGCCTCTTGGATTTCAAATTGATCCGTGGGATCAATGGTGGTTTTTTCCGTCAGTTGGCTAATCGTTAAGCCCATCAAGAGACTCCTGTTTTTTTCTCAAAGGTTCGCAGCCCGCCCAAGCCGAGCAGAGACAGCACCAAGGTCATAAGCTGCCCCACTTCCAGGGACGGCAAGGCCGCTTCGGGGGCAAGGTAGGCTGAGATCAGCCCGGCAAACGGCAGGATCAGGAATTGATAGCCCAGCCCCGCCGCGCAGACCCAGCCGATACAGGGCCTCCACCCGGCCACAAAGACAGAGCGGTGCTTGGCCTCTTGCAGGGTGATTTCCGCTTGCAGCAAATGCGGCTTCTGCTCGATCTCCGACAGCAGGCGGCGGGCATTCTCCCGCTCCTCGTCGCTGGTAAACAGCGAATCCAGACCGGAAAATAACCCCTTGACCGCGCTGCTCACGTCGATGTCTACGGCTCCCATGGTTAACTCCCTATCGCGTCGATGCTGTGGCCGGGGTCGATCTTTTCCAGAAAGTAGTCGATGGACGCAGCGAGAGGATGCCGCCAGAAGGGAATCTTGCCGCCCATCTTCTTTTTCCTGCGACCGATGCGGCTGCTGATGGTTTCGTCCACGTCCGCACCAGGGATGAACGCCCCGGCGAACTGATCTAGGGCAATCAAGATGCCGAGCCAATAGGGGATCTCTTTGCCGTTGTGATGCGCTATGAATTTCATATCTTTCCTTTCAGGCATTGTTGGCAGTTAGCGCTATAGGCTTTGCCGCAGGCTTTGCATTTGGCGAAACAATCACAATCTCGTTCGGCGGGTTTGTCGCATTGGTGGCAATAGGGATAGTCACGCACTAATCACCCTCCCGCCGTAGATGAGTTGGCCGTTGATAATCGGCACAGGCTCGGCAAAGTATTGACGTCCATTGCGTTCAAAATTAACGAGGGTGACGCCATGCTGCCAGTCGGCCACGCCGGAAATATACTCAGGGTTGAGGTCGCACAGACAACCCGACTCAAACCAGGCGTAGGAACCTCCCCGTTTCCGTGTGTAGAACGCACCGAGCCGGTGGGTATGGCCTGTCACCCCCGCGCAGCCTTCCTTGTCAAACTCGCCCTTGGCTGTGTAGGCGGCATATTTCCGCACCAGATCGCCGTGTTTGAACAGGACGCCTTTGTGGTGCCAGTTCTGGCGAAATTCGATGTCGAGCTCTTGGAGTTCCAGCAGGCTTTCGAGTTGCAAGGCCCGCAGGGAAGACAACGGCCGGCCTTCTGTCCACAAAAAACGCCGCAATCTGTCGAGATGGTTGCTTTCCAGTAATATCAGACGAGAATCGGGGCAGAATTTGCGCAGACGTCGAAGATACTTAGTGGCCTGGTCGAGCTCATCCTGTAACGTCTCTTTGCGCGCCGGGTCTTGGTTGAAGCGGCTCAGGTCATAGAAATCATGGACTTCGTGCATCACGATAACGTCGGGCTGAATCGCTCGGCAGAAGTTCAAAGCACAATTGACGGCCCGTTCGTCTTCATAGGGCACATGCCAGTCAGTCAGGGAGACAACCGTTTCCATCGTCTCTTTCTTGCGCCTGAGGAACGTCCTAGCCCGCTTGGTGCCGACCTGTGCCTTCCTTGCCAGGATATCGCGGCCTATACCCTGCGGATGCTCTCGATAGACCGTCTCCATGCGCTCTGTTGGGCTCATTCGCTCCCCATCAACTCGGTGATTTTAAAGTTCTTGCGCTCTTCGTACTCCTCCTGCTTGCCCTTGTTCCAACACTTCACCGGGCGAAAGAAGCCGCAGACGCGGGAATAGACCTCAACGGGTGCATTACATTTCTTCTTCTCGCTCACTCTCTAGCCTCCTGAATGTGAGATTGATGCACTGGCTCATGTAGATCGGATTGACTGCGTTACAGACCATCGAACAAGCCAGCCGGTTGTCGCAGTAGGAGCAGCAGCGATCCTCTTGTTTCAACTCACAAAAGCACATAATGCCTCCATCAATAGAGCCAGGTTACGTTCTGACTTTTCTCTATGTCGGAATCCACATGGATAAAGCCCTCGCCGATGCCGATACGGGTAAAGCCCGCCTTGATAAGCGCCGCAAGAACAAGGAAACGCATTCGATTGCCGATAACGGCAAGGTCTGCCGCCCTACCCTTTACATGCGAGGAGGTGGGCCGTGAACCGACCGCAGCGTTATGGGACTGGCAGCGATAGCCTGACGTTATCTTGAACGGCACCCCGGCAATCTTCCGGGCCTTGTCCAGCCGCAACAAAAAAGCGTGGTGGATTTTCTCCACTCCGCAACAATGGCAAGCAAATTCGCCTTTTTTAAAATGGCTTATATGGTCGGACATTTACCCCCCAAGCTGTTTTTGCATCCAGTATCCTACGCCGAGCAGCAGCAGCAGGCCGAACAACGACAAGACCCCCTTGACGATAGCGGATATGCTGGTTTTCTTAACCAGCAGGGCGGTATCGGCCAAGTCGTTTAAGGCTCTAACTCGATCCTGTGTAAAGGGGCAGGCGTGCGCGTCGGAGAGTATCCGCTTCAATTCCCGCAGGTCGGCGTCGGACAGTGTTCGCATCGGCGCTCCAATAAAAAACCCCTTGATTTCTCAAGGGGCGGCGTTGTAGGTTGACGTGGCTTAATTCAATCTTTAAAAGGGGGAGGCATGAACCAAGCTATTTGTCAGGCGATTAGGGGGATGAAGCGTATCTCTCTCACCTATAAGGGTATCCGCAGGGTTGTAGAACCGCATGCCTACGGAGTGTCTTTAAAGGGTAGCGAGCTGCTAAGGTGCTACCAGACATGCGGCGGCCACGAATCGGCAAGGCCGCACAATTGGGCTCTCCTTACTGTTTCAAAAATAACGAGCCTATCCGTACTCGAAGAAGGTTTTTCCAGCCCGAGAGACGGATACAGGCGCGGTGATGAAGCAATGTCCACCATCTACGCTCAGCTTTAGCCGCTCCGCAATCGCAGGGACCGGGTTCCATGGCCGGGGCGTTGTAGATTGCGCAGTCTGACCAATGGACGATATTATTGTGCTTCAGCGGCATTGCTGCGCTCCTTTCCCTTGCATGAGCAAGGGGCCTGCTATACTGTTAGAAGATGTTTAGCAACTTTCACATACAAGGGCTCAAGTGGGGCTTGGGGTTGGGTGCTGTCCTGCTGGTGCTGCGGTGGTTATATGGCAACTAAATGGTATGTAAGAGAGTGGAACGCATTTAAAGACGGGCTGCTTGGCGTTGCGGGCATTTTTGCGCTTGCTCTGATACCGGCCTTGGTGCTGCTTTTCATCGTTTCGATATTCGCAACGCCAATGACTAGTTTCGGGGTCGCCTGTCTTGTTTTTGTTCTGGTTCTGTTATTTGCTCCCCGGCGAGAGCCATAGCCCTCGGAACGTCCTTGTAGAGTATCCGCTCCCACACCCTGCTTTTTTCCGGCAACCCTGCGGCCCTCGTCAATACGCTTCTGCCGAACTTCGTGGTCAGCATCCGCGAAAGAACCAGAGACATCCCGCCAGCAGAGGCTACAGCGCCAGGGTTGACCGCAGCACCTATCGTTGCGCCCCCCATAATCGAAGCATCCAGCCAGCGCATACCTGTCGGGGGGTTCTCTGCAAACTGACCGGCTCTTTCTGCCGCCCTTGATAACTTGACGAACCCTTCAATATTGCGCAGTTCTTCACCTGGGAAAATGGACTGTTTTGACTTGCCGAGCCGTTCCAGCCTCCCGGCAAACTTGGCAGGGCTAAACGCCGTCTTGTTTGCCCCCCCGGTAGCGCTCTCAAAGGCGTCTTTGAGTACAGCATACTTAACAACAGCCCGACCATCTGGGTCGAGGTTGCCCATAAGCTTCTGTGCAAGCTTCGGCCTGTCGTTCTTGATGAACATCCCGATTATTTGGTCCGTATCAAACTCATCAGTGCCGACCTTCCGCAGCGCACGATCCTTAAAGGGCACGACCTTGGCTCTATAAAACGAATTGGCCTGTTGGTATAGGCCGCCTATTTCCCCGCCTTCCTTTGCTGCGAACGCGGCTATATCATCCTCAACTGCCCCGTACAGCATCTTTAACGCTGCAACTTCCTCGTCAGACGCCGAACCGGAAACCGCCTGCTTGCTTGCTTTCCGCATTTCTTTGCCAAGGCGGGACCGGACTTTCCTTGCCACCTCAAACGGCAAATCTTCAAGCGAGCCGTATTTTTGCAGGGCGGCAATAATTTTCTCGTCTTGAATCGCAGCAGGGAGTTGCCCCTCGTTGTCCATAATCCTTGAGACAACAGCCCGAACATTGCCCAAACTTACCTTGTTGCCGGTTTTTGCAGCGGCTTCGCTGAGTTGGTCAAAAAGCTCTGTCGCAGCCTGCTTGTTGCCTGCCAGTGTCCGCGAAAGACTGTCTTGAAGGGCCTCTCCTACATCATCGGTCACGCCATACCGGTCAACCAGAGACTTTGCCGCTCGGTGTAGGCTTTCTGCCTGCCTTGCTCTCTTGCCTGCCGTTCCGACCAAGGGAACGCGCTCTAGCATCTGTTCGACCCTCTGGAATGTAGGGCTTCCGCGAAGCTCGCCAACAAACAGAGGGACGTTGTGCTCTTGGCTTAAGGCCCCAAGTTCTGTAGCCCGTTCAGCCGATCCGTCGCCGCGCAAAGCCCGGTATCCCTTGCCGGTAGATGCCAAAGCCCCTGCGGTACTCGCACCAACTGTCGCGCCGAGGGCAAAGTTTTTAAGTCGGCTCTCGCCTTCCTTGGTGGGCATTACTCCTGCGGACATGCCGCCAATAGCGCCCCCCTGTGCCATCTTGCCCGGTATCGTTGCCGGTTTCCCGCCCACAAGGTAGGCGGCGGGAGCGGTAGCGGCCATCTGCCCAACAAAACGACCGGTTGTCGCTGCGGGGCTTTGTCTGAGTAAAGGCTTGTCGATAGCCTCTTCCTCTTCTGCAACTTGGCGCGTGTATTCAGCGTGTCGGCCTTCTGGCACAACACCGACAGCCTCCCCCGCCTGCAAAGCCATCTGCTTGACGCCTTGGCCGACATCGTTAAAACCCTTACCGATACCAACCAAGACGCGCTCAAACGGGTTCAGGTCATCAATGACCTGCTGGAGTTCTGGCGTTGCGCCTGACGGTTGTTCTGGTAGGGGGGCAACATGGCCGCTATATTTCTTTATCAGCCCATGTGTCGCCTTTTCTTGCTCAACTGGGGCCAAAGCAGCAAAGTTGGCATCAACTCTTGCAAAGACCTTCTGCTTCTCGCTTGGCGGAAGAACCCAAAAGTTCTGGTCTTGGAAAAGACCCTCAACGGTTATTTCTGGCATCACTTGCGCTCCAAGCTCTTGAGATAGTCATCTGCCGTCTTGGGCTTGTCGTCCCACTCGCCGCCTGGCTGTTCTCCGCCTCCTGCCCCCGAAAACTCGCTAAGGAAGTCATCTGTGGTGAACAGCTTGCCTTTCCAGCCGGTCAGGGTGCCGTGCGTCTCAAAGTAATTCGATGCAGACTGCTTGGCTCGTGCGGCCGATAGCATCTGATTGTAGAGCCGCAGGACTCTTTGGGAGTTTTCCTTTTCGCTAAGGTTCGGGTTGTACGCTCTGGCGATAAGCCGTTCCCCTTCCTTCTCGGTGAACTGCGCCCCAAGCACCAGGCGAAGGTTGCGCTGCACGACTTCTTCGACCTTTTCCCTTGTGGAGATGGCCTCCGGGTTGACGAACTTGAGCACACTGTCCGGGGTGCTGCCGATTACCGGACCGGTCAAGGCTCCTTCCCCTGAGGCGAGGGCTTTGGCAACCTGTTTCAACTGGCCGAGCTGCTTGCCAGCATCGGCGAAGCCGCCCGCCGCCTTGTAATCGACATAGACCTTGGCAAATTCCTTGTCCGCTGCGGTGCGGCCCTTGCTTTGCGGCTGGCCCTGCTCGGCGTTGGTGCGAACCCTGGTCACCCCGTCCGGTCCCGTCTCGATCACCATGCCTCGTTTCGGCATCGGCGTGTACCCTTCAATCGGCTGCACCGTTCCCCGACTGCCCGCCCGGAAGAAGCCCGGTTTCCCCTCCGTTCCCACCCCCTGCACCGGCTGGCCGAAGGTTTCCGGCTTCGGCGCTTCCGGCAACCCGCCACCGTAACTGGCCTCCTTGGTCAGCATCGGGTACTGCTGCCGCAGGCTATTGACCCCTCCCGGCGTGTAGGGTGCTTTCGCCGTATCAAGCCGGAAGTCGGCCAACCGTTTCGCATCTCCTGCGCCCTGCATGGCGGTCGCCAGTTTGTCGTAAGTTTCCAGCCCCTCGGTGCCGTGCTGCGCCAGCTTTGGCAGCATCTCTTGCTGCGTGAAGTCGCGCACGTTGACCGGTTGATAGCTGCCCGCGCCAAGCCGCTCAGGTGCCAGAGGCCCGCCTTCGGTAACGCCCCTGGAAAAGTCGCGCAGAGTGGCGTTAATGCCTGCCTGCCTTTCAGTTTTCTGCTGCTCAAGCGCCCGCAGCCGGTCCCGCTCTTTATTGGCTGCGAAGTATTGCAGGTAGTTTATGAGTGACATTGCTACTCCCGCCGCCAGGGGCCGTTTTGAGTGAAGTTAAAGACGCCGTTTTGACCGAAATAGGGGTTGTAATAGCGTTGTTTGGCGGCATCCATAGGCGAGAAAGCGCCTTGTTTGTTGACCATGCCGGGGAACTTGGCGTTGGCCATTTCTGCCATGCCGCCCCATGAGCCGCTTGCTGGTCCGGTTGCCGGTGCCGCTTCGGTTGGGTTAGGCTGGCTAGCCGCTTCCGCTGCCGACCCGTTTTGCTGCTTCTTCGCTAATGCCTGAAGCATTAATTGCCACATAAAGCCCCCTAGATGCTGAAGTTCCAGCCGCCGCTCTTGCTGCTGCTGATCGTGCCGCCCGTGTTGTTGTAAAGGCCCATCAGATACTCATAGGGTGCCCACTGTGAGGCGAAGTCCTGCCCTGCGTTGCTCATGGCCATTTGGTTCGCCATCGCATTGTCTTGCGACTCCATGCCGTACCGTTGCGCTGTGGCTCCGGCCGCCGCCTGCTGGTAGGCGGGCAGGAAGTCGCTGGCGAATATCTCGTTTTCCGCTTGTGCGCCGATGCCGGAAGCGTACAGCCCCCGGTCTGCCATGTCCTGATTGATTGAGTCTTTGCGGTTCGCCCACTGCGAATCCAGCATGGAAGTCTGCGAGCCTAAAAGGCTTTGCTCCAGCTGGTCATAGTCGCCACCGGCAAGGCGCTGCATCTCCGGTGCTTGGTAGTCGAGGTTCTGCGATTGAAGCCAGGGGGTTGCCTCTTGTACCGAACTTATGCCGGTGTTGAATATGTCTTTACGCTCCCTAGCGTTCAGGGGCCGGGAAGAGCTTTTGCTGCTATTGCTGCCGCCGCCCATTTATTTGTGCTCCTTTTTGAGTGTGCAAAGTCGGTGTTTTCGGTGCGCCTGATGCCAATAGGCGTTTTTCATGTGCGGCTTGACCTTCTTGTAAATCCTGCGAACCAGTTGTGTTCCGTCTCCCGGTTCGCCCCTGGAGGCGACCTCAGCCACATAGACATTAGGCCCGCTGCGAATGTTCTGCGGCCTTATGCGGTGCGTTGGGTCTTCCGGCTTGACAAGTCCCAACTGCTCATCGTCCAGCCACCACCAGCAGGCGAAGTACCGTATCCCCTTGCCGTCAATGCGGAGCACGAACTGCCCGGTAGATAGCGCCCCTAAGACCGTCCATTGCAGATACTCTTCGGACAGGTCGGTATAAGGCCCGCCCATCTGCCGCATGAAGGCGATGATCTGTTGCGCTAATTTGTCGGCTTGCTCAAAGGTCATAGAAACCACAGGTCGCCTTGTTTGGCCATAGCCAAGTCAAGGGCCTTTTCCATTTCATCAACAGTGACAACCTCTTCGGAGTTGTCGGCCATCGTCCAGGGGCCTTCCGTGCGCCCGTTGGCCCGCATCCGGCGCGAATAACGGTCTAAGCGCTTTTGGGACTCCTCGTCGCCATCGAAGTGCAGAAGGGTTCCGTCTGCCCGCTCCACGGTTACGACGATGCCGCCCACCCGCTCGGACCGCAGGGCCTTCTTTTCGCTGCGAGGCGCTACATGGTCTATTCTCATGTCGCCTCCACGGTAAACTCAGCGGGTAGATGCGGGAATGCCTCAACCTTGACGGTGTAACTGCCGGGGGTGTCCACGGTGAACTCAAAGCTGCCGTCCATTACCTCGTACTGCTTCCCTGCAAAGGTCGCGGTGCAGGGTTGCGGCAGGTTGGCGATGGTGGCGAGGTCCGTTCCGTTGGCGGTGATGGTGGTTTTGTTTAGGGTGCCGGACATCTGCGGGCGGTCTGTGATAAGGCCGCCGCTGACGTATTGGGTCAGGTCGTTGGCGCTTCCGGCCACCCAATTTTCGCCGTTCTGGACTTGGCTCCATACGGCGCTTTGTGGGCACTCAACCCTTCCCGTTATCCGCCCACTTCCTGTTTTGAAAATAGTTATGCCAATGGTCATTTCTTCGTCTCTTCAACCTTTATGTACTTGTTGGAGTGCTTCATTACACTGTCGTAGCCGTTTTGAGACGCTTTATTGACAAGCATTTTCAAATAATAAACATAGGAACCGCTTGATGGTGTGTGTCTGAACTTTCCCGAAAAGTGTCCCTTGTATGTGGTTCCATTATTAAGACAGATCAGCCAGCCGCTATCAAATATTTTCGTAGTGCCTTGATATAGTTGAATTTTGAAAGTGCCTTCTATATTGTCGCCATAGCTAACCTCTCTGTACCCGCAAGCAGTCAATGCCCAATGAATATCAATGGGGGCACCTGTACTTGTTATGGAAACCTGTCTTACCGTTTCGGTTTTGTATGTACTTGTCGAAGTGTTTGTGATGGTTCCCTCGGTCTCCAAGAAAGACGAAACGGCAAAAGTAACCGCTTGATCCTGAAGCTTCAGCGTCGAAACCTGGGCGTCCTTGATATACGCCTCAAGGATCGCCGCCGTGCTCATATAGGTGCCGATGTTGGCTTCTGCTATCTTGTTGCCGCTGTAGACCACGGCATCGGTCAGCCACGAAGCGCCTTGGGGGTTGCTGGCGGTGACATCGGCGTTGTCGGCTGGTTTTCCTGCACCGACCACCCCGCTCCAGTTCACGCCGTCGTTGGTCAGAATGACGTTGTTGGAAGCGTCCCGAACCTCAATGCCCCAATCGCCGCCGAGGTTGCCGATAATCACGCGGTCATAGGTGCCGTCGCTGACGACGATTTTCTGGTTCGCGCCATCGAGGTGGATCAGTGAGTCCGCGCCGAGGTAGATATCACCCGCCGAGATAATCCCGGCAATGAGTTTGGAAACGCTGCAATCGGTGATGTGGGCGTTCTTGATGTAGCCGTTTTGCATTACGCCATCGTCAACGGCCAGCGCACCGGCAGCGATTTTGCCGAAGATGACCGAGTTAGCGGCCATTTCGTTGGCGGTGACGCACAGGGCCTTGAGGTGCGGCGTGGAAATGGAGTCGTCGGCTATCTGCGTTTCGGTGATCTCCCCTACCATGTCCGCAGCGGCCATGACAGGTTCCCAGACTTCGTTGACCTGTTTGTAGAGCAGTTGGTTGGTGGTTAGGTAGATCAGCGTCCCCACCGGGTAGGTGGTACTCGGCAGGGTCGGGAAGGACGGCTCGGTGCGGATCGGGTAGGTGCCGTTCTGGAAGTGGCCGAAACCGAGTTGCCCCAGCAGTGTTTCCAGATTGTAGTTCGGGTCGGAGCCGACCGAACCGGCGATAGGTCCGTACAGGTCGCCTTCGTCGCCGTTCAGGTTGACGTTGCGGCCCCAGTAGTAATAGACGGTGGAGATGGCGGGCGCAGACGGAAAGTCCTGATAGAAGCGGGCGGCGGTGGCTCCTACCCTCTCGGCGTTGGCAAAATCGGTATCGGCAGAGCGCCAGACTTCGGTGTACTTGTGACCGGTGTAGGCGGTATAGGAGTATCCCAGCCGCACATGACCGAACCCGCCCGCCGTGGAAAAGGCGGTGATGGTGGTCGGGGCGCAGATAGCCGCAGCGGGGATCTTGTCCGCAGTCCTGCGGGCGTATGCAACCAACTCCTCTATCTGCCGATCCAACAGCAGATCTTTAAAGGTGCCGAATTTTACAGGGGCGTTGCTCATTCGCGCTCCGTTGCCGTAACGTCCACGTCCAAGCCGCTCAAAACGCAGCGGCTGCTGCTCTGCACTTCGATAGATGCCTTCTTGCCTGTCTGGTCATGCAGCCAGAATTCCAGGTCAAGCCGGTCTTTGGTGCCCCACACCGATGTTGACCAGAAATCGCCGTCCCATCCGCTTTCGTTAACGGCGGTGCCCGAATCGGTCTGACTGACGGTGCTGCTGCGAAAATCAAGGTCGAGGGTGGTGACGATGCTGTAGGCCTCTTCGGTCAGCATGGTCAGGTCGGGCGCGATGCGCCGAAATATCTTGTTGTTCCTGCTGCCGAAATCGTTGTACGGGGTCTTGATGAGGGTCGTTATCGGGGTTCCGGCATCGTTGCTGCCGGTCAGCATGTAGATGTCGCCGGTCGTGGCGTCCCCGAGAATCAGCCGCCCGTCGTCGCCTTCGCCGTCCGCGCAGGCGAAGCAGTTGGCGTTGAGTCCTTCCCAGGTGGTGATGCAGGAGTGTTTGCCGTCCGCGACGAGGGTTAAATCCTTGGCCGGGATGTGGAACAGCGCCCGCTTAAAGGTCGGTTGTAGTCCGACGATAACCGCCCGTTTCTCAGCGTCGGTCAGAGCGTCAAAGATCGGCGTATGGGTCGGGGCCGCTTCGGAGACTTCCGCAATACCGAAGGTGTAAAGGTTCTTTGCGCCGAAGAACACACCGGGGATACTGCCCTCGTTAGAGACGCAACCAGCGGTGTCAATCAGAGGGGTGGTACCTAGCCTTAGATTGTCGATGTTCGTGCCGTACAGAGGCCACACGGAGGTGTCCTTGAGGATAACCAGCCCGCCATCTATCGGATGCAATCCCCGGCACACATCGCCGTCTTGGTCGCGCACTCGGACTATGTTTAGAGCGGGCCACAGGTCATAGTCTTCCAACTCGCAGAAGCGGAAATTTGACGGGTTGTCGGCATCAATGCCCCATATCCGGCCAGCGTAGATGGTGAATATCTTCATCTTCGGGGGAGAACCGCCCAGGTTGGCGCAGGACACCCCGTTAAAACGGAACATATAGTTGCTGCCGTTACCGAGGATGAGGTTATCTTTCCAGACCACGGCAGAAAGCTTGGCGGTGGTCAGGCCGGTCTGCACCTCCGACCATGTGGAGACGGTGCTTTCCCCATCCCATGCCGCCGCCCACAAAGAGGTGTTGTGCTGCACGACGAGGAACCGGGAGCCGTTTTCCTTGACGAAACGCCACACGCCGAGGACGGGAGCCGCGCCGAAGGAAGACGTGTTGATCTTGACCTTACCCAGGCGCGTTTCCAGGTCGCCGTCGTCGTTGACGAAACAGTTTTTCGCCCGCATGACCTGGTTGGGCTTTACGGCATCGGGCTTGATTTGCAGGTTCTCGCCGCCGCTAAAGTCGTTCATCGCCGCCCTCGCAGGTATTTGGAGCGCTTCGGTGTTGGTCGCTGCCGGTTCTCTTCGGCCTTGAGCTTGTTCAACAGCACCTCATCCAACTGGATGGAGGAAATGGCCCGTTGGTCTTTTTCGTACTCGTAGACGGCAGTTTGTACAGAGCGGGCCAGCAGATTCTTGAACTTGGCATCGAGGACGGTGGTTGCGTTGTCGCCATAGGTCGGGATAGCGCAAGCATAGCCGAGAGTCACGGTATCGGCGACATCGTGCGCAAAGCGGATATGTGTTGCGTCTTCAAAGAAGCCGATAGGGGCCGAGAGGTGGACATCCTCCTCAGACAACCGGTGCCGCTCACCGATAAAGAAATCCCCGCACCTGGCATAGCGGAACCGCCCATAATCGGCGGGCTTGGGTATGGCGCTGTCGGCGGCGGTCAGGCCCACGGTACGTTCCAGGCACAACCAGTCCCGCTCCAAGTGAAGCTTTTGCATCGTTTCGTTTAACCACGCCAGGGCCTTGGTCCGCAGGCCGGTGGAGGTGTCGTGCTGCTTGCCCAGAGCCAGGTCCAGGACCTCGTTGGTCGTAAGCGGGTTGCCGGTTTGTTGCGAGGGGTTGGATGCGGTATTTGTGACGACAATGGCCATAAAAGCCCCTATGCGATGGTGCGGAAATTGTTATCGGTCGGGTCGAACAAAACAACCTGCTTGGCCTTGGCCACAATGTTCTGGTGGGATATCTCCAACACATACTTGCCGTTAGCCGCAGTGAAGGAGAACTCGCCGCTGCTATCGGTGGTGAGCGGGTTCGGGTCAATGGCGGCCAGCGTCACCCCGTCAGACTCATAGACGGCTATTTGTACGCCGGGAACTGGACCGCCGTATTGGTCAACAATCGTGTCGCTGTATGTCTGCATGGTTATCCCGGATGCTTTTTGGCGATGTGACAATTGAGGGATTTGGCGTTTTTGCCGACGAACCCGCAATGGGGGCAGGAAAGGTCAGGGGCGACCGGAGCCGCCCCTTGGTTACGTCTTTGCTGCCAGGAAATGGGGAAACCCATTAGGCACCCTTGATAACGGTGAAGGTGTAGGTGGCGTCGGCGGTCGGAGTCAGAGCGCCAGCGGTGGGGTTGACGAACGTACAAGTCACGGTATCGTCGGCGCTGATATAGGCCGAGGCGAGCGCCAGGCCATCGTCATGCTGCTGATACTCAAAGCCGATCAACACATCATCGGTGGTGATGCCGGTAACGGTCACATCCTGGGCATCGGTGGTGATGGTGGCGACTTCGGCCCCATCAATCAGGGTCACGGTGAATACCCGAATAGGGTTGTGCGCCCCATAGTCTTTATAAGAAACGGCCATGTGTCTGTGCTCCTTGAAAGAGCGGGGGCATTAAGCCCCCGGCTGATTAGTTCTGGGTGGCGTTGACGACCAGGGAAACCGCGCCGATGAACTTGTTGTCGTCGGCAATGTTGGTCCACTTGGAGGCGGTGGCCAAAGCTGCGTTGGTCGGGTTGGTGTCGGTGCTGTTCCACTTGACCAACTTCATGTGCGGCACATAGTGAACGGTGGACGCCAGCACGTCTTTCTGTGCCAGAATGTCGCGGTCCGATTCGGTCATTACCGATTTCTGCATGCCGAGATACATGCAACCCTTTTTCAGCAGGTAACAGGAATACAGGCCATAGGTGCCGCTGCCGGAGGTCGGGCAGTAGTCGGACACGATGATGTCCAGGCCGAGGAACCTACCGGGGCCTGCGGTGATATCAACGCTATCGGGAGTGCTGACGGTGGGGTGCGATACCATCTTCGCCGTTACCATGTCGGCGTAGACCAGCGAGTGAACCACGATGGCGTCAAACTCCGACATCTCGTCACCCAGCTTCGAGGCGGCGCGGACAATGGACGCGGCAGTGATGATAACGGCGGCGGTATCGTCGGCTGCGGTCTTGAGGTAATGGGTCGAGGCCAGCGCGCCGGTAGAGGGATAAAAGATGCCGTTCAACACCTGAATCATCGTGTTGTTCATCTTCTTGCCCCAAAACTTGGCCACCTGCTTGGCGATTTCTTTTTGGGGGTCGTCGCCGGAGAGAATCTTGGCGAGGTCGCGGGAGGCCCAGGCTTTACCACGATGGCAAACGACGCCAATATCGGTATCCGTGGAGATGTTGCCGGGGGTCAGGCTGGTGGTGTCGGTGATAACTTCATCATCGCCGGTCAGCTGGTCATAAAACGGCACCTTGGCAAAGTGACCACTCTCGGAGACGTCTTTGTTGCCATAGTCTTTGGTGGCGATGCCGAGGCGTTGAAAGTCGATGTGCGGGGAGATTTGGGCCGTGACCATATCCGAAAGTTCATCGGGAACGATCACGTCACTAACGCGGGTTTCTGGCATGTTAAAAACTCCATCTTGCCCGTTAGGGCTTTAGGGATTAGCGCGTCTCACGACGGGCGTTTATCCTGTAGGTTATTTCATGTGAGAGTCGAACAACTTCTGGTAATGCTTTGGATTGCTTTTTTTATAGGCTGACAGTGCTGCGCTGCCGAGGTTGAGCAGGGCGCTGTAACTCTTCGGGCCGCTGCTGGTCTTGCCTGCCCCGCCGCCCGGCTGCTTGCCCTTGGCCGCCTCGCGCTTCTTCTTGGCTTCGGTCGCTTCCCTGGCCTTGGCCTCGAAAACCGGCTTGGCTCTGTCGTGGGCGAACCGGACCGCAGCGACCGGGCCTTGCCGCAGCATCACATCGTCGAACTCCTGCGCCAGCAGCTTGTCGGCTTCCATTTCGCCACGGAACCACTGGCCCATTTCGTCCCACAGCGGTTTGGGGACATTGTAGTGCTCCTGGTACTTGTCGGCGGCGACGAGAACGCCGTCTAGTTGCTGCTGATACTGCTGTTGCTGCCCGTTCTGCTGCTTCTTTTCTTCTGCACCCTTTTGCCACTTGTCGTACTCGTCCAAGAGGCCGTTGCGCTTGCGCTCCAGCATGTCGGCCTGGAGGTGGTTTCCTTCCAACCGCAGGTCGTCGATCTGTTCCCGCATTTGGCCGAGGTGGGCGTTTAGTGCTTCCTCGTTGATGGCGGGGATCTCGTTGCGCTGCTCCAAAGTCTGGTTGACCTTGGATTCCAGAGCGTCCAGCTTGTTCGCCAGGTCGCGCTTTTCGTTGGCAAGCTGCTGGATGCGGCTCTGTGCGTCCTTCTTGTGTTCCTGCCCTTCGGCGTCTACCTCTTCGGCGGGTTCCTCGTCGGAATCAGTCTCTTCGGACTCCTCGCCGCTGTCCTCGTCTTCCTGAACAGACGTTTCGGTTTCTTCTTCGGGGGTTTCGGTGTCTTCGGTTTCAAGAGGCTCCGTAACCTCTTCTGCCCCGCTAACAGGTGCGGCTTCTTCTGCCATGTCTCGCTCCTTCTGGCTGTCTCTCGACAGTCGGTTCTGTGTCTCCAACAAAAAACCCGCCGCTACCGTGAGGCAGGGCGGGTCGTTGCAAAAATGTTTTTCAGCCAGCTAAATAATGCCCACATGCGCGAACATTTTGCGCCGGTAGATACTCCCTACAAACGGCACCTTTGCAAGCCTGGTTAGAACGGGGTGGGCGGCCTGGAACTCTTTCAGCCTCCCAAGCCTCTCTCCTAGAGCCCGCCACTGAGCCTTGGCAACCGGGTTGAGTTTTTCTGGGTCAAAGGTGCCAATCTTTGCGCTTGTAATCTGCACGTCACCGATTCTCATAATTTCCCCCTTATGTTTTTGCTATCTTACCTCAACCTTAGCAGCCTTCGCCAGTCAAAGCGTTTCTCTTCCTGCGGTGGATTGACGACCCCCTCGATGATGCGCGGCAGTTCTTCATTCACCACCCTTCGGAACATCTGGTGAAATACGAGGTCGTCAGGACGGCACTTGTCGTATCGCTTAAGCGTTCCCTTTGCTGCCTGCCGCAACTTGCGGGCGATGATGCGAGCGCCGGGAGTGGCGAGACAGTCTTTAACGGCTTGCTGCTCAGTACGCTTGTCCATAGTGCCTCACAATGCTTTAGCGGCAGAGGCTGCCAAAACAACCAACCACCAACCGCTCAGAGCATACGGCTCCCAAGTTATTTTCAAGCAATCGAATTTAATGCTTTTATTTGAATGGGCACGCATACCAAAGCAAGCAATGGTGCCCAAAAGCCACACAACTGACAAAACAATAAGGTCAATAGCCTGCATCCATCCCCCCCAAGTCTGGCTCCCCGGTCATTACCGGCGTCTGCTGCGCGGCCATTAGGTCTTTCATCTCTTTGGGCATATCCCCGGTGACGTTGGCCTTGATTTCCTGGCTCCCCTCCATGAACTTCTGCAACAGCATCATCTGTACCTGTTCAGGCAGTAGCGCCAAGTCAATGTTGATGGTGCCTTTGAGTTCCGGTCCCGGCGGTGCCTGCTGCGGTAATTGCGGGTTGAACGAATCCTCGTCGAATCCGATCAGGACCATGCCCTGCTTGAACATTGCCAGTTTGTCCACCTGGATGCCTGCCTGCTCTGCGTATTGCCCGGCCATCATCAGGTTTTGCACCTTCTGCTGTCTCGGTACGCTGCCGAGCCCGGCGTTAATCCGAATATCCACGTCGAGGTCGAGCTGGGAGAAATCCACCATCGGACCTTGCTGCCCCTGAACCTGCGGCGGGTTGAAGGGCATCTGCTGCCCTTCCTGTTCGTGCTTGACCTTCTGGCCGGCGATGCGGGCGATGGTTTCGTCCGTCTCGAAGGCCATTTCCAACTGGGCGATGAGGTGGAGTAGCGGCCTGAAAAAGGTGAAGTTGCGCACCATGATTCCGACGGAGAGCTTTTCGTTGCTGGCACCAAGGGCGAGTTGCACCGCACCGAGGGTCTTGTCCACCCCTTTCGGCACGACCTGCTTGCTGTCCATACCGACCGGCACCAGCTCGTTGAGGTCGGCGTTGATGGCGTCGGCGGCTCGCATGGAACCGGAGATGTTGGAGTCCATGACAACGGGCGTGGCGTCGCCTTCGTTGGCGTAGAAGACCTCCTCATTGAGCAGGGAGTCGATGTCCACGTCCGAGTCAGGGCGCAGTCTCCACTTGCCCTTGAGCGCCAGCTTGGCGGCGTCGTTGAGGTTGTTGCGGTGGTCGGTCCACTCGTCCTCTACGGGGGCGATGGTTTCGGGGATGCCCCGGCCTACCGCTTCCCATAGTTTGATCTTGGTTGTGCCCATAACCACCGGCAGGCGGTTGACCTTGCGTCCGTCAAAGAAAACCTCATTGACGCTTTTAGGCTCGGACAGCTCCAGTTTGCCCTCGATGGAGAACGACACCTCCCAGCGCCCTTTGACCTTGGCGAAGTACAGCCACACTTCCAGCCGGTTCAGGTCGCCCAGGTCGGTGCCTTCGGTGTCGCCTGCGGTCTTGCCGGTATCTGCGCCCGGTTCGTTCTTCTGGTGCTTCCTCAACTCCTCGTCGGATGGAGCTTTGTCGATCACGCCCAGGTCGGCCATCTGCCGTATGTCATCGATGGACCGTTGCAGCTTGACCAGCACCTTGCCGCCGAGGTTCAGGTCGAGCAGGGGCGCTTTGATGTCCCACAGGATGTCTTCGCCGGGGCGCAACTGGTCGACCCACCACGAATCAACGAGGACCTGTTCCTCTTCCACTTCCGTCTCCTGCACCATGTCAGGAGCGTAGCCGGAATAGAGTTGATACTCTTCCTCGCTGATCTCTGCCGGGCCTTGCGGACCCATCGCCTGATACACGGTGCGGGTGTCGGTGTAACTTTCCTTGCGCCACCAGACCAGCGCCGCTTCCAGGCCGTCGGTAAAGCCAGCGGTCAGGGAGGACACATGCCAAACGGGGAACGGGAAGGTATGTTCGGAGCGGTACTTGAATATCTCCGTCAGCCACTTGGCCTTGAGGTCGGTGGCGATATCGCCGGACATGTTGGCGCTGTAGCTGATCGCGTCCGGTTCGCCGTGATACTCCATCACCGCCTTTTCAACGGCGCGGTCAACGCTGCTGGTCGATTTGGTGGACGGCAGGGCAGACAGGCCGCGACTCTCCCGCTCCTCTTTGTCTTCCAGCTCCATCCGATAGCGGCGGCGATTGTCTTCCAGAGTCGGCTTGAGGTTGGAGGCGAACCAGCTGTCGAATTGCTCTGCGAAGTCGCATTGTTCTTTCAAGTTGCTTTTCAACGTCTATATACTCCGCGCATGTTCGGCTTGTGTTTGTTGCGGTTGCTGATCTCTTCAAGTTGCTGCTTGTGCGTCTCGTTAAGGGGAACGTCAGGCGGGATATACCAGTTGCGCTCTTTGGGCTGCTTCATCGTCGGTAAACCCCCTGCATGTTCGGCTTGCGTGTGGTGCCGTTAGTCATGCTGTCAGCGTTGCAGCAGATATAGCGCAGGTTGTCGGCTCCGTGTGAATGGTCATCATGCACGGGGTCCGTCGCTGCCCCTGTCGATTGGTTGATGTGGCGGCGGTAGCGCTTAACTGACTCGATAAGCGGTGCGCCCTTGTCTTTGTCGATGTAGAGCTGCGGGAACATTAGGCGAGCGTTGCGGATGCCTTCCTCGACAGACAGCGCCTTGCTTTTTATTTCTTCCTTACTGACAACATCCCACCCTAGCCCCCGCAATATCGTCTCGGAGCTTTTGGGGCCGTTAAGGGTTGTTGTAAAGCCGTCGTGTGGCAACCAGACGCGGCCCCAGTTGTAACCGCGCTCTTTTAAGTCGGCTGATAGGGTGTCCCACTTGAAATGTGTTCCGGCAATGGTGTCAATCACCATGATGGCGCTTAGGTGCCGCTGCACCATCGAGACAAACAGGGAGTCGCCTTTGCCGAGGTCGAGGACCACATGGGTCTTTAGCATCGGGTTGTTGGGGACATGACAAATGCGCCCGTCCATCTCCGCTTGCTGCACTTCCTTGTAGTAAATCGCGCCCTTTACCGCTGGCCGACACTTGCCCTCCCATATGTTCGGGTAGTCGTCGGGATAAAGCCGCTGGCAGTCTAGCCGCTCTTGGTTCATTACATCGTTGAACCAGGGATTGTCCCGCCAGTTCATGATGACGTTGATGCAGTTATCGGAGGCGTTGACCGTGAAGCGTTGGTGCGTTTCGTCCGTCTCCAAGTCGGGGTTGTAGCTTATCCATATCTCTGATTCATCTTTGCGGATCGTTGGAATCAGGATCGCCCAAGACTTGGCAGATATTGACTGCCCTTCCTCTACCCAACAGTAATCAACACCCTCAAATGACTTGATGGTGTCAACGGTTTGGGTAGACAGGCCGGAGAAAGCAAACTCTGTCCCGTTACGGCCCCTTACTGCCGACTCAAGCACTTGGTAATGGCTGCCAAGGCCAAGGGCCTCTATTTGATCTTTGAGCAGCTTGTGGACTGAATCTTTGATTGATCGCTGCACTTCGCGGGTGCAGAGGACTCTGATTTTCCGTGTTGCGCCGATGGTCAGCAAGGCCCTGGCGAATGACCACGACTTAGACGAGCCGCGCCCGCCCCTTGCTACCTTGTATCGCGCCTTTTCCGTAATGAGGCAGAGAAGCTTTTCAGGTAGCTGAATCTGAATTTTCATGGGCTGGCCTTACTGGCAGAATGCTTATTTCAAGCGGGCCACCATCGCCGCCAGTTATCTCCTGCTTATCGGTGAATAGTTTTAGGTGCTTGCCGAGAAGTTCACAGCCCTTGAAAATATTGGCCGCGTTCTTGTCTTGGTCAGCCACCAGCACCTTGACCGTCTCCTGGATCGTGGTTAGCACATAGTCGGCGGTAATTTCGGTGCGCTCTGATCTTTCTTCTTGTGCCACAGCTAAGGCTTCGGCTATCTGAGGTTTTTTGAGGTTTTCATAGCCGATAACATCTGCTGTCTTCGCGCTGTACCCGGCCCGTATTGCCGCCTGAGTCGCGTTGAGGTCGATCAAGTATTCCTCGACAAACCTCTGCTGTTTTGGTGTTAATGCCATCCCTCTACCCTATCGCCTCACTAGCCGCCATGAACGCCTCTTGAACGCGGTAGCACGTCACGCCTACAATTATCAAAAGGGCTATCCCTGCTATCGTAGTTGCTATCTTGTCCATTAAGTCACCGGCCCCACCATCGGCTCCGGTCTCATCGGCCTAACTCCGCACTCCACACAGCAAGCCTTCTCGCCTATCACAGTGGCGTTGATGCACTGGCAATTGGGGCAGGTCCAGAACATGGGCTTGTCTTCGGGGGCAAGGAAGGACTCGAACTCTTCGTAGTATCGCTGCCAATCAAATTCATTCGGCGTGTTGATGAAATCGAAAGCGTCCACTGTGCCTCCCTATTGTCTGCCTCCCTTGTACC